CGCAATTTATGTGTTGACCTCGGCTCCATACCATTAATAACATATGACTGGACCGGCTATTTCGACCAAGACTACCCAATAACCGCAAAAGCTGAAGACATGGCTTTAGTACATGCCATGATATACCGTGAAGACTATACACAATGGACAATGACCAAAGGTGAGCAACGTATCATGCGCACAAGACCAAGAGAGATTGAGGCTTTTATAGCATCAGCGTTTGGTTATCATCGTGCCTTGGATTTCAAACGTCTAATCGCGAACCAAAAAGGTAGGTCGTTGCCAGCAACTCTAAATTTAGCGATTGCTGAAACATTACTGCGCTCAAAAGCTCAAAGAACACTATTACCAATAATTTTACTTGATAACGCACAAGAATTACTTAAAACACTATCTAACGCTGTAAAATCAAACATTCTACGACTTGACCCTGCATTATATGCCGAATGGCACATACTATTTGGCTATAAACTATTGCCTCAACCAGACTTTGACATAGTCGACGAAACTAAAAAACTCGCATATGGGCCATTTAACACCATGCCAGATGAAGGTTACAAGGAAGCTATGAAGACTATCTTTGCCGAAATCCCAACGCCTACCAATCAAGATAACAATATGACGTTCCACGAATTTGTACTAAGTGGCCTTTGGGAACGTTCCGGCAGCAGCGGTCTACACGGAAAAATAAAGATTGAAGGCAAACTTAAACGCATCAGATTGAGGAAAAATCTAGTTTGGCTCACATATACATATGAGGAAATCTATCAAATGTGCGTCGAGGCGCGTGCAAGTAAAAATTTCTCTGCAACAAAAGAAGAGGCTGGTAAAGACAGGATTATAATTGCTGGCGACCTTATAACCAATATACTAATGAGCTATCTCTCACGCTGGCTCGAACCACATTTACATCATATCAAAGATTATAGCTTCAGAGACTCAAAAAAACATAGAGCTGAAGTTATCGAAAGGACCCGTCAAGCTATGCTACGCGATGGGGCAACAATGCCCTTTGATTATGCAATCTTTGATCACATACCAACTAAAGAACAAATTAATGAACTATTTGACCAGATAATAACCAACTCCATACGGTGTACTCCGGACATTAATAAACAAGATGCTATATGGGTTGGGGATCGCATTAAACAGATGTGGTCTGAACAAGTGCTCATTGTCCGAGGACCTAAAGGCGAAG